GGGCAGGGCAATTATCAAGGTGCACTCGGTGGCGCAGGTGGCTCAACAACAGGCGCAATAGGGAACGTAAAATACGCGGGAGGAGCTGGAGGAAACGGCAACCCAGCTACTCCTTCAGGTGTAGGTTCTGGAGGAGGTTCAGCGGGTCCAGTGGGTGTAGGCGGCGATGCCGGAACATCGTCCGTTGGTGGGTCTGCGGACGGTGGAACCACAACTGGACCTAGTAATGCTGCAGGGATAGCTGGGACTGAATTTGACGCCACACATGGTTGCGGTACTGGTGCAGGAGGCAGAACGTCTGACGGAAGTTCAGGACTACAGGGTGGGCGATATGGCGGCGGCGGTGGCGGAGCGCGTGCGGGCAGCAACCCTGCAAGCAGTGGCGCTGGGTATCAAGGTCTTATTGTCGTTGAATACACGCCAACTTCTGGTTTTTGGATGTTTTTCTAATGGATCTTAACAAAATCACAAGCATGTTGTTTCCGGTTTTGATCGCAGCTGTTGGCTGGCTTCTTTCGCAGATCACGACGTTAAACACCAAGGTTCAGGATTTAGAAAGCAAAATGCCAATGTTGATAACGTCACAGGGAACTCCAACTGACAGCCCTATTTCTGCTGAAGCACGTTATAAACTTCGTGATGAATTAACTAAAGAAATTAATGATCTTGTGGTTCGCGTTACCTTGATCGAACAGAAGGGTAAATAAAATGGATTTGTTGAAATCATTCGGACCCTTGATCGGAACCATTGCACCTACCATTGCTACGGCCTTGGGAGGCCCGCTGGCTGGCATGGCTGTTCGTGCTGTATCATCGGCTTTGTTTGGCCATGAGAACGGTACAGAGGCTGATGTACTTGCAGCTATGGGGCAAGCAACACCAGACCAGCTGTCGGCTCTCAAAAAGATTGATGCCGATTTCGCCGTACAGATGAAATCGCTTGATATTGATCTGGAACGCATCTCTGCCGCCGATCGCGACAGTGCCCGTAATATGCAGATTGAAACCCGCGATTGGATTCCACGGGCGCTTGCTGTCGGCGTTACGGCTGGTTTCTTCGGTATCCTTCTGTGGATTTTGATTTACGGTCTTCCAGAAAGTGGCAAAGAATCGCTTCTTTTGCTTCTTGGTGCGCTTCAAGCAGCTTGGACCGGCATTGTATCTTTTTATTTTGGATCTTCCGCTGGTTCACAAAAAAAAGATGCGATGATTTACAATTCAAGCCCAAACGGTCAGTGATGAAAAACAATTTTGAACAGTGTCTTGCCCTCGTTTTGAAAAATGAAGGTGGTTATGTCAACAACCCAAAAGACCCAGGTGGCATGACCAATCTTGGCGTGACCAGAAGGGTATGGGAGGCATATGTTGGCCATCCTGTGGATGAATCCGTCATGCGGGCGCTTGGCCCTGCAGACGTTGCGCCGCTTTACAAATTTGAATATTGGGACAAGGTTCATGGCGATGATCTTCCAGAAGGTGTGGATTATGCGGTTTTTGATTTTGCTGTTAATTCGGGTGTTGGTCGGGCCGCAAAGGTACTCCAGAGGGCAGTTGGAGTTAATGCGGACGGATCCATTGGTCCCGCTACATTGGCGGCGGTAAAAGTTGCAAACCCACGAGATCTGGCAACGACCATCTGCGAAGATCGTTTGGCCTTCTTACAATCCCTTCCGACATATGATACATTCGGAAAAGGTTGGTCACGACGTGTGTCGGAAGTCGAAAACACAGCATTTAGCATGGTTGGGTAACGGATATGGCGACTGCTCTGACTTATGACGATTATGTTAACCAAATCGCCACGATGGCCATTATCCCATCCGATGATCCAAATTATTTAACAATCATTCCCCAGATGATCAGTTATGCCGAAGATCGTATTCAGCGCGATCTTGATTTTTTGGCATCTCAGACAACTATGGTTTACAGTGGTGCTGTTCAGTTGGGCGCTTCCGATGTCGGGGTTCCACTTTCTGATTTTATTTCAATTCAAACTGTTCAAATCAGTCCAATTGTTGTCGATCCTCAGATAAATACGCCTTATTATAGCTTATTGCCCGTTGGCAAAGAATTTATTCAAAATGTCTATGGATATAATCAGGTCGATAATCGTGGAACACCGCAATATTTTGCTATGAATGGCGCATATTCTGGAACCAATCCCACATATTGGCAAATTTTATTCGGTCCAACAGCTGACAATAATTATGATTTGACAGTAACTGGAACGCTTAGGTTTGCTCCCATTTCTAGCGATAACACAACGACATTTATCAGCACCTATTTGCCTGAATTGTTTATCATGGCTTCCATGATTTATATCTCCGCTTATCAGCGCAATTTTGGACGTGAATCTGACGATCCTCAGATGGCGCAAAGCTATGAAAATCAGTATCAGTTGCTGCTGAAGGGCGCTACCATCGAGGAGTTCCGGAAGAAATTTCAATCTTCGGCTTGGGCGCCTTATTCGCCTTCTCCTGTTGCTACTCCAACGCGGGGATAATTCATGCCACACGCGACGATGAAGCTTATCCCAGGCATTGATACAAACAAGACGCCTGCCTTGAATGAGGCGGCGTTTTCAGAATCTCAGCTTGTTCGTTTCATTTATGACCGCAATGGCATGGGATTGGTTCAGAAGCTTGGCGGGTGGATTGATTGGGGCCAAATCGTTATTGGATCAACGATTAACGAACTTCATGCATGGGAAGATTTGGCTGCTGTTCAGCGTTTGGCAATTGGTGCCACGAATGAACTTTCATTTATTACAAATTCAAATAGAAATTATACTAACATCACGCCACAGACGAATACGTCAGACGCGGCATTAACAGGCATAAATCAATCGGTCACATCGTTTACAGTATCAGGAAGCGTGATCGTCACTCCGACAATTTGGAGCACTGGAACTGCCGTGTTTTTCACTGGCGGTACAATGCCTTCTGGAATTACAGCCAATCAAGTTTACTGGATCATCAACAGCACGATTGGTGGAAGCAATTTTCAAATTTCAGCTTCCCCTCCAGGAACGGTGCAATCTGCCGTAGCTTTTTCTTCCACTGGAAACGTCAGCGGAATGAAAATTTACGTTTCCACGGTGTCAGTCGTTCAAAACTCGTCAATAGTATATGTAACTGACACCAATCTTGATGTTCAATCCGTATCTTTTACGGCAAGCACACCAACGGTTGTTACTGCTGCAATTTGCCCACCGTCTGGGCAAAAAGTATATTTTTCAAGCGCATCTATGCCTACCGGTATTTCAAAAACCGTGGCGTACTATGTCCTTCCTTTGACATCAACAACGTTTAATATTGCATCAACAGTAGGGGGATCACCTGTTGCCGCATCCTCTACTGGTTCTGCCGTTACGATGTATTCACCTGATCAAATTCAGATTGGGTATACAATTGATATTCAAACACCAATCAGCATTCAAAACATTCTTTTGAATGGAACTTATACCGTTTCTGCAGCAATAAATGGCAATAATTTTTTCAGCGTTTATAGTTTTGACTGCGGTATCATTGCCACCGCTTCGTCGGTTGGCATCGCAAATTCTGGTGCAAATGGACCTCTTCTGCCTACATTTGTTTTATCAAATGGAACAAATTCTGTAACTGTCACAGAATATAACTCACCATATATTGATCAGCAGGTTGCCACATTTTTATATCCTACATCCGGTAGCGGCATCACAATTTATGGAAATTATGTTGCTACTGTTACCGGAAGCTCAACATCCGTTTATACGATCAATACATCAGCTCCAGCAAATTCCAATGCTACCCTAACCATGAATAATGGTTTCATTCATTTTGTTTATTATTACAATATTCCATCAGTATATGGATCAAGCGGATATGGGGCCGGAGGTTACGGAGGTTATATTCCCGGAAACATTACAGCTACGGCCACATCTTCCACGATTAGCGGCGCAACAATGACATTGAGCGGAACCATTACCGGAACCGTTGCAATTGGTCAGCTTGTCACTGGAACAAACGTTAAAGAAGGTACCGTTATCAAATCCGGTAGTGGAACAACGTGGACAGTATCCCCAAGCGGTCAATCTGTATCCTCAACAACGCTTTCATTTACGCCAAGCACTGTTGGATATGGAACCGGAACAAAAATAAGTTATCAAACATCCAATCCTATTTCCGGCGTTGTTGATTGGACGATTAATAACTTCGGTGAAGTCCTTGTGGCTTGCCCCCAAGGTGGACCAATTTATTATTGGTCTCCGACAAACAACACAACGACTGCATACCTTCTGACAACCGCGCCTCTTGTTAATCAGGGCATCTTTGTAGCTATGCCAGCAAGGCAACTGGTGGCCTACGGATCAACCGTGACGGGCATTCAAGATCCGCTTTTGGTACGTTGGTCAGACGCTGCAGATGCCACTGTTTGGACGGCTGCAGCCAATAATCAAGCCGGTTCTTACCGTATCCCAGAAGGCAGTGCGATTGTCGGCGGTATCCAAGGGCCGCAGCAAGCTTATCTTTGGACTGACCTTGCAGTGTGGGCAATGCAGTATGTTGGCCTTCCAAATGTGTATGGTTTCAACAAGCTTGCAGATGGCGTTGGTTTGATCGGCAAAAAGGCCGTTGGCTTGCTTGGGAACGCTGTCTATTGGATGTCGCCAAATAATTTCAATGTGATGGAAGGAAGCGGACCTAAAACCATTCAATGCC